AGTAGTGGCGGTAGTCATCTTACCCCAGTTAGCCTTCTTGGACTCATCGAGGTAGAGCTCGGAGTAGAGACGCCACCAGCGCTGGTAGGTCTTGTCAATTCTTTGACCCCCGATTGATAATTCGGCAGACGAGATGGCACGCTCAGCGACCCAATTGCAGTCATCAGATCCAGTGCGGGTGTCAGCCGCGGCCGACTTGAGCTCAACGTACATGTCACCGACAAGATCACCGTTGCGGGCAACAGTCACGGAGACGCGACCAGAGGAAGCGGGGGTACCGTTAACAGTTTGCTCGATGTTCTCCATCGCGAAGTTAGTGTGGCGCTTGTAGACCGCCTGGAAAAAAGTAACCTTAGGGTTACCAGTGAGGTACACATCTTGGGCACCGTAAGCTACGAGTTGCATGAGACCACCGGCCATTGTGAGAGTTTTTGTACTATAAGCAGAGAAAAAAATTTCGGACTAACGCGGCATTTTTGATTTCGAATTTTCTCAGTCTAGGTTAAAATGTCGTCACGTCCTGAAGAGGAAGAACCTATTGAAGAGATTGAGGAGGGTGAAATTGTTACAGACGAGGACGAGGAGATTATTCTCACCGACGATGAGTATGATATCAATGATGATGAGGACGAGGATAACATGGATATCGCTGGTCTCATGACTTCCCTTCTCGCGACCCCAGATGGGGATACTGTTTGCTCTGCGCTAGTCAATCTCTGTTACCAACTTGAGACCCAAAATAAGATCTTAATTAAAATGCTTGCTCGAATGCACCCCCCAAAATCGGCTTAGAAAGAAAAAACGTAGTGTAATTAGAATAGAATGGAGCATACCCATTTCATTGATAAGGATCCAAATAAGTATGAAGCCCTTATTGAGCTTCAGAAAGAGCACATCCAGTCAATGAAAGAAGATCAGGTACACACTACTATTGACAAATTTGAACAGGCGTGGTCTCTAAAGACGAACGACTTTAGGAATGCCCGTGAATTGGGTTACCGCCAATTTATGCACCCGGAAAATTTTGACGAGCATGGAAACCCCAACCCAAGTCAAATTGATATCCTAGCTATCAAGGGTATTAGGGACAAACAGAGAACCTTCCTGATTAACCTGAAGAACCACGCCAGAGATCTTAAAATTCATAAGAAAGAACCCAATGATGACGGTATGACCGTTGTGAGGAGAATCAACAACATATTGAAGCAGTTGAGCGATGGATATGAAAATATTCGTCGTCACTACACATCATTTGAACGTGTAGATAACCCTACTGCCCTCCCACAGTTCAGTGCTTCAGGTGATCCTTCTACTATGGACGAAGAAGAGGTTGAAAGCTCAACTCCTTATCAAAAATGTCTACTGTATTCCCTAGATCAGACTTACAAGGCTGGGTATCGCCGATACAAGGGGCAGTGCTGTGAGGAAATCAGAACTATTGAGGGGTACCGGACCCGTGCATGGCAGCCAAAGTTTACTATCGAGCAGTTTGTGTACTCCCTTTCACAAAAAGATGACGACTTTGCTATGTGGAAGAACTTCACGAGTAGAGGTAATGTCTATAGGGATGTCGTTGACAATATGAATAAGTGTATAGATGCACAGTTTCCTGAGATTACGAAGCGTAGACACGTGTGGAGTTTCAGGAACGGTGTATTTGTAGGCAAAGAATGGCTTCCTGATCAAGGGACGTACGACTGTCGTTTTTACCCATACGAAAGCACCGAGTTCAGGTGCTTGGACCCAACTATTATTGCTTGCAAGTATTTTGACCAGAAGTTTGATGATTTCTCCCATGTAGAAAAGTGGCAGGACATCCCAACACCTTTTTTTGATTCTGTTTTGGAATATCAGAAGTTTGACAAAGATGTATGTGATTGGGCCTATGTGATGGGCGGACGCCTCTGCTTTGATGTGGGTGAGTTGGATGCATGGCAGGTGATTCCGTTCTTCAAGGGTATCGCGCGATCTGGTAAGTCTACCCTAATTACAAAGGTTTTCAAGAAGTTCTATGAAAATGAGGATGTTGGTACCCTCTCCAACAATATTGAGAAAAAGTTTGGTCTCTCTGCCATCAAAGATTCTTTCATGTTCATCGCACCAGAGGTGAAGGGTGATCTTGCCCTTGAACAGGCGGAGTTTCAGTCTATGGTATCAGGGGAAGATGTATCTGTAGCTGTTAAGAATAAGACAGCTGTCTCAATTGAGTGGAAAGTCCCAGGGGTATTGGGTGGTAATGAAGTACCTAATTGGAAGGATAATTCAGGTTCCGTTCTCCGTCGTATTCTTGCATGGAATTTTACAAAGCAGGTTAGGGAGGCGGATCCGCAGCTTGATGAAAAATTGAACAAAGAGCTTCCTATTATTCTTCTCAAGTGCGTGAGAGCTTATATTGACTACACTAATAAGTATAGGAATAAGGATATCTGGAATGTTGTACCGGAGTACTTCAAGGAGATTCAAAAGCAGGTTGCGATGGTGGCGAGTTCCCTCCATAACTTCTTGGAGAGTACCCTCATCAAGTACGACAAGGATATCTTCGTACCAGAAAAGCTCTTCGTACAAGTTTTCAATCAACATTGTCAGGCAAAAAATTTGGGTAAGCATAAGTTTAATCAGGACTTCTATGCAGGACCTTTCAGTTCTAGAGATATTGAAGTCAGGGAAGAGGTTGTGACCTACAACGGTCGTACATACCCAAAGCAACCCGTCATCTATGGTCTAGATGTGGTTGATGAGAGTTTGGGATTCACAGAAGACTACTAAAAAAAATACTACTAAATAATAATAATGAGCCAACAGCTCAAAGAGTTTGTGAAACAGTCGGGTGTTGAACTACGTCCCTCTGCCAATCCTAGTTCAGTCGCGTCAAACAGCAACAACAACAACAACAACAACAACCTTGCTAGAGAGATTGAGGCTAACATGTTAAGGAGACAAGAGTTCCCAACCCGCCTTGAAAATAATATGATGAGTAATGCCAATTATAACGAATTTTCGGATGCTATTAATTCTCCCAACTATAACAATCTTCCAAATGAAAACAAAAAAATGATAAATAACGTACTCAGAGAGTTTGAACCACCCGTTCCAGTCGTTGCTCCAACCCCCTCTACTAACATTGCAGGAAGATTTAGGGTTGCCCAACCTATTCAACTTACTTTCAGTAAACTCAACCCAGGTATGTTTAACGCCACTGTCAACAAGGAGTTTCCTCAACAAGGTGAGCTAGTTGATTTAAAAAAGATCCTCTTAAAGGTTCCTCAACCAAACACACTTATTGGTGAGGGTCTTTATATAGACACGAAGGAAATCATTGGAAGGTATGGTGCTATGCAAGAGGGATTTTCTCACACCCGTGAATATGGTAAGCGTGGTAACATAAATAGGAGTTTCTTCACTGTACAGATCAAGGTTATTGTCAGTAACGGAACAGAATCTAAGGGTGCCACCGTAAACATTTACAAGAATGGTAAGATTCGTTTCTCGGGTGGTTTTATTGGTACGAACATCGCGAATCAACCAGAACTCATAAGGCGTTATATCGTTAATACATATACCGAAAAGGAGGCATATCTGTATAACACATTTGAGTATAACAACCTCAGTGGTCAATTTAGAATTAATGGAAACTTCAAAGACTTCTCCACCCTAGCCAGTCGTAAACAAATAATATACATCTCCGCCGGTGTTACAAAGTTAGATTTTGAACCCGAACTTTCCCCCTTTATGTACGTAAACTATAAGGGACATAAGTATAATTTTGCTCAAAGTGGAAATGTTCAAATTGCTGGTGCCCCAAGCCCCACCGATATGCTTGTTGCTTATAACGATGCCATAGAATTAATCAAGATTATGAATACAAATGATGACATTGAGGTTACTGGAGAAGTTCCAAAACAACTCACAAAGGGTGTGAGTACTCCAAAAAAGAGGGGTCCAAAAAAGAAGACTGATCCTCGTGTTGCTAAAATGGCACCAAAAAAGAAGCGTGACCCCATTTTCAATATTCAAATTAACGGTGTTCAATGTATGCGCTTCTCAAAACCAGATCTCGTGGATTTCGCTAAAAAGTTAGGTATCGTGGGTATCACTCAAAGTACCAAAAAGGGGGAGATGTGTAAAAAGATTAACGCGGTTTTGAACAAGAACAGCGCTACATTTAGAAACACTGAGAAGAATAAGAATGTTAAGCTTTCTGGTTCTAATAAGAACTTCAAAATCGGTAAGACTAAGTGCACAAGTTATGGCAGTAAAGATGAACTTCTCAGAGTTGCCAAGATTCTGAAAATTAAACTAGATGAAAAGGAAACCAAAGTCACTCTCTGTAAAAAGATTGAGAAGGTGCGTAATGCTATGATTGCCCCCAAACCAAAGCCAAATACACCACCAGCTAAAAAGGTTGTGAGACAACAAAAAGCTCAAGAAAAGAAGGTGGTCAGAACTAATCAGGTGATGAAGAAGAGGGGTTTAGATGATAACTCCATCCAAAAAGACATCATCAAGCTCTACGGTAAGAGGTGGATGGATCGTTACAAGAATGTTATGCCTTCTCTCAATAACGATGTCCGCGAAATGACTATTCGTTTAGGTAAGATGTCTGGTGGTAACAAGATGGGTATTCCATTCAAAAAGAATGTGGATGATGTGAAGAAAAGTTTGGTAAACAAGTGGAAGAGGGAGCGTGGGCGTAACCTTGAGAAGAAGTACATAATGAACTCACTCAACGTTTCGGGTATTCCACGTAATATGGTTAACGCATACAGAGCTGGGGCTACAAACTACATCATGGTTCATAGTCCCACTAAGGTTCAGTTAGCCAAGTATAAGAAGACTTGGTTGAACAACGCTAAGAACACAAAGAACGCCACACCTAAGGCGGTTCCCAGAGTAAAAGCTAAGAGAGAAATTTTGTAAACTTAAGGAATAAGCCCCATACATTTATAAATGCAATCATTTGGTGAACAGTTGACTGAGCGTCTCGCGATTGGTATGAAGAGATACGGTCATGGAGTAATCGTTAACTCTGATACTAGGGAGTGGGGTACACCCGAAAATTCCTGGATTAATATGGCAATTGAGGAATTTTTAGATGCAGTCATATATGTTGTGGCAGACTACATTAGGAAAGGTAGGGAAAGTGAAGCTGGTATGTCCGATCTTGAGAAGAAGTATGACAATCATGAATCCGATGATAACGGACTCATCATGTATATTGTGAATAATTATAACGATATAGAAAGTCCTAGACACAAAATGCTTATATTGAATCTATTTAACATGTTACTCTCGTGTTCACGATTTTAAGGGGTTCCGCAATTTGCTTGAGGTGTACGGTGTGGTAGGCGAAGTTGTATTTGGGGAACATATCTTTAATCATATTTGACAATGTTGTAGCTTCTACTATGTGGGGTAGACCTGAGCAAACTGACATCTTCTCAATTTGGAGAAGACGATCTTCCATCAAAACAAATCTCTTGAGTCCATTGTCATTCATTCCATCCCCCTTCATTTTGAGATACATATCTCTAGAGGCACCATGGCTTAAATGAAAATGCTTAGAACCCGCAATCTCTTCACTCTTGCTACTAGCTTCGTACATGAGTATAAAAACTATCATACCCAAGATAAGGTAAATCATTTACTTATTACACAGGAATTAATTTAGAAAGATCATTAACTTTGTGAATGATGTTGAAAAACTCGTCGCGAGAGGAGACCTTCGTTGGATCAACAATCTCAAACTCAATTTGGTAGGAACATTCCTCTTCTGAGTCCATATCGGCATTGTCACCCGAAGAAATGGTCATATCAATACTGAGATTCTTGCGCACAAAGGAATAACGAGTCTTTGTCCTCTTACGGTCCATTTCATACTCACCCCAAGTTGGGATTTCACGAGCTACACTGAAGCGCATATCAGTTGGGGTACCAGAAAAGTCTTCCTTGACGACATTAATCTTTTGAACCATCTTATGTTCACCAGTTTCTTGGTTAGACGTGATACGGATGGAGTCTTTATCATTGTAAAAGATGTCACAAACAGAACTTTCCGTCTTTTCCCAATTGGGGTACTTCTTGAGACCTGTGAGAACTCGTTCAAATGTCTCCTTTCCCACGTTGGTATCAAAAAACGAACCATTGTATTTGCCTAGACGCATCTCCACTTCAATGTGTTCTTCATCCTTGTGGGAATCAAACACAGGGAGAACTTGTTCAACGATAGCTTGGATGTTGTGCATGTTTTCTTACATTTATGTTTCGCGTGATTCTCTTAAGTGTTTTTTGTACAAATATTGTAATGAGAGGTTTTTTAAACCTTGGGAATACCTGTTACTTCAACACAGCTCTCCAATGTCTTCTTCATATTCCCATACTCACAAACTATCTCATAAGACACCCATATGAAGGTGATTGTGCGTTTACTAAAATGTACAGAGACCTGACACTTGTGTATTGGACAAAAGGTGAAGAAAAAATTAACATTAATGCACTTTTAAAACTTTTTCAAAAAGAGTTTCCCAGATTCAAGTCTGATGAACAACACGATGTTCAAGAAGCCATATTGTGTATCATAGACATCTTGGAGAGGGAGATACCCGATATCAAAAGATGGTTTTACGGTAAAAAGGTGCAGGAAACTATATGGCCAGGTGGAAAGTCAACAAATGAAGAGGACTTCAGCGTTCATTTGATCACTTCTAAAGGAACGGATATGGAAGAAATGTTGAAGAAGAGTACCGACTGGGATGTCATAGAAAATTTTGAAGATACTGAGGGTAAAGTACACCATGTCGCGACGACGCGAAAGCTGTTTTCCAAACTTCCACAAATACTAATGATTTCATTTGATAGGAAAAGTCACATCAAAATTATTGAGAATATATTGATGGACAAATACGAATATAATCTCATAGCTAGTGCAGTTCACGTCGGTATGCAAAATGATGGACACTATGTGGGATTTGTTAAGAGACGAAACAAGTGGTACTTCGCAAACGATGATCATATTACACAACAAGAGCTACCCGAAGAGGCTGGTCACTATTTTATGGTTTACAATCTAAAAATTCCCTCATCTGAATGTCCTCCTTAATGTTCACAATCGTTCTATAGAATGTGCGCCGGTTATTAGGGTGTGTTTTGTCTGTGCGCCTCTTTAGAGGTTTCCACCACATAGGACTCTCCCATGTAATATATCTACACTCAACAATTGCACCATCTTCAAACCATGGTTCATCCGAAATCCTGTTTTGAGGAATTTCACTTTCAAAATAGAGCTTCCCCTTTTCTTGTACATAGAGTCTCCAAGCTAGGGGTCCCGGTTTACACCCAGGAGTTTCTCGTGTGGGTTCCCTCTTCATGAGAAAGTCAACGGTATTCTTTTCCAGGGGCTTCCATTTGAACATAGTTTCATGTGTACCAAGGCGTATGGGTTCATAAACAGGGGTAAAGACGAGACCATCAATTTTTTGTTGAACAGTTGGTAAGTATTCATCCATAAATACTTCAAAATCATTCATCATGTGAAATGTTTTCATCTTTAAACGATGTTTATCAGACTTCATATAGATGATAAACTTCATCATTTCTTCAGCCGCCGCGAGTCTTTCATCCAAGTTTTGATGGGCCACAAGTACACCGTTAACCAACACTGAGTCATATACCATGAGTGTATTCTCATATAATTCTCCATCTAGGATCGTTCCTTCATATGCCTTTTTATTAAGATTGATCTTCACTTCAATCATATCAAAAGCTCGATTGACAAAGAAACACTTTGGTTTACCCTCATAAGTGAGGGCAACCATCATGTGTCTCTCACCGTCAGTCTTTTCACACACGACATATTCCGCACTTCTCAAGATTGGAAAATGTTTGCGTTCAATTGAAATTGGTTGTGGACCAGGAAAATAATCCTTGCTTCCCCAAACATGATGAATGAAATTTACAACATGTTCGCGAAGTAGTGACGACATACGTTTTATATTAATTTAAACTTTAATTGGTTTTAACACCTGCAGCGCTTAAGATGTTGCTTATACACTCATGTGCATAAGTCATGGTCAACTTAGATGCTGTAAATGCATATATTTTCACACCTTCTTCCATCATGTTGTGAAACATTTTAGAGGCGGAAAACTTTTTACACTTTTTGAGAGTGTTATTGGAAAACATTACCCATGAACGAGCTTCCGTCATCTCAACTTTGTGAATATCTTCAGAAACACTTCTTCCGACGATCGTATCAAACTTAAGACCCATTTGAGACACAGGTTCCTTGGAACCCCCTTTTACTTTATTTTTGAATAGGTCCCAATCAATTCCATCTTTGACACCTGGGAACACCAATACCCCCATACCTTCATGAGGTTCAAATAGCTGTTTTATAGATTCATCATCTACGCCGATACCAAAGTCAACAAAGAAAAGTCTGTCACACCTAGGTAAGTGCTTTTTGATCATATCAACCTTTTCGAATGGGTCATCATTCACGTATAGAATTTCATTCTGAACACTCTTCTGAATACAATGAATATTCATTCTAAGAATCGTATGAAGAGTTTTTACAGAACATGATTTTGAACGCGTCACTATGATCGTACAAAATTTCATATTACATTTATTTTGTGTCTAAGCCTTAAGCCTATCATTGAGGCAACCCATAAATGGTAAATTTCCTATATGCCCGAGGGTTGTGTTGATATCCGCATAAATTTTACCATTACATTGTTGCCAGCGACGACAAAATGCATAGTCTTCAGAGAGATATCTCTTTGAGGTGGGATCTATCATACAGTCAAAGCATGCGTGGTAGTCATCGAAGTCTCGGTTCTGGTGATCATTCTTGCACCACAACTCTGGGTATTTTTCTTCTAGCTTTTTGAAGACTTCCCTCTTGATACACATGAATCCCGTGGGTCCGTCAAGGATAGGGATGAAGCCATTTTCAACTGCGATACGCTGCGCGCCAAAGTTTACGACGAGACTTGAGGAAAGCATAGCCATATTGCGTTCATCCCCCTCACTCACCGCTTTAGCAGCTTGATCCCACATCACAACCTTCTTGGGATAACACCCGACACTAATATCATGTCCGGAACGAATGAGACGAACAACAGATTCTGGATCAAAATCCACATCGGCATCAATAAACATAAAATAATCACAATCGGTCTTTTGCATAAAACGACCCACGGCTACATTTCGTGCGCGATGAACGAGAGACTCGTTTTCAGTTGTATCAAGAAATAGTTGAATACCTTCTTTTACAAGTAGCAATTGAAGCTTAATAATACTAGACATATACTTCTCTAAACAGAGGCCACCATAGCATGGTGTTGAAAGGAACAGCTTCATTTACTATCAAACACCTTTAACCTCTAAGTGTTTTTTAATAATATTCTCAATCTTGTTCAATGTCGGTACAGATACCGAACATTTTTCACACACTTGTGCCTTTGTTATACTTGGGCTAAGGACAATGTAAATAATAGCCGATGCAATACTGTTTGGTGTTTTACTCATCAACTCAATACAGTCATCAGTGGCACTGCACATCTTGTTACACCTCAACCTCTGCTCCCTTGTGATCTCAAAAGAGTTGAGAAGCCTCTGCATCACATCATGGGATTTCGTCACATAATTCTTCTCGGTAATGCCCATTATGGTATCCTTAAATATTTGGGTTGTTCGGCTAATATCCTTGGATTGTATTCCAAACATATCAGCAATCTCCTTGGTTGTTCTAGAAACTTGGGCGAGGCGACACGCGTATAAAACGCAGTTTGCTTTGATACCAAGTCTCACCGCGCCTCTAGTCAACTTCTCATCGTTAAACTTTCTGTACATCATTTTAGCATCCTTAAGGACTGTTTCTGGTAAAGTGTGACAGGCTTCATCTATGTCGCGATACGCGTGAAAGAGGGACCTATCTTTGTGATTCATTGACATGTGAAAGTTTATTTTTGCCATTCTCTTGTTCTGGTAGGTTGAAGAACGTTGAGTTGAAATAATCGTACCCTTTCCCCAATTCTGTGAAAATAGTTCCGGATTTGCATTAGGATTACCACACCGTGACGGATCGTTCACACGACCATCATCTGTAACACCACTTGTCCATTCCGGTGTATCATCAACAAAGTTGTCTTCCACGAGACCACACTCGGAACACGTGGGAAGTCCCTCGGGTGAAATAATCTTAACTCCCGAGCATTCGCGGCAAAAATTTCTATTCACTGGCTTTTCTTCAGGTTTTTTTGGTAATAATTGGTCTATTTCAGACCATATAGCTGCCAGCATCTTGTTATGAAACAAGGCTATCTTTTTTAGCTTTTAGAATTACGCGTTGAAACTTAGGTTATCAGCTTGCAATTTAGCCATTGCCTCTATGGCATCAACCGTTTCTTTAAAACTTCTCGCGCCTGGAGATGTTGGCTTCCACTCATTCCATTCTTTATCGATAGACTTGTGATTCGCGGGTGGAATGACCTGTCCATCAATCTCGTCGTCGGGGACAATAAAGTCTTCCATCTCAGAGTCTGTCTCATCATCGTTATAAATCTCCGAGTCCGAATCCTCATTATCAATCTCGGAAAGATACACGAACCTCGTGTTACCCAGGGACTTCATATCCAAATCTTCAAAAGTTGTTCCACTTGGATAGTGTTCCATCACACTTTCGTAAGGTGCGGGATTCGGGTCTCCATCTTCTAATTGATAGACACATGCAGACTTATATATGAATTCAGTTGGGTTCAGATATTTTACACCAAGGGTCAGGCCGGTATTCATTCCAACAACGGCAAACATTTCGTCTTCAAGGTCATCTTCGTTTACTAATAGTTTCACTATATCATCTTGTTTAATCTCGGAAGGCACAATCATGCTTAGAGTTTTCAGGCAAAAAATTATCAAGGATAATATCACAGATGAAAGTTATTATTTATTCGAAGGAAGGATGCCAATACTGCGACCACGCAAAGACTTTATGTGAGTCAGAGGGGATAGATCATGAAAAAATCGTGATTGAGAAAGAGGAACTCAAAAAGTTGTGTGGTGGCTCAGTGACAACCTACCCTCAAATATTTATTGACGGACATCACATCGGAACATACTTTGATTTTCAAGATTACATAGAAGATGAATACGAACCAATTCTTGCCCCTACCCTAAACAGATTCACGGTGTTTCCCCTGAAGTATCCAGAACTTTGGGAACTCTATAAGAAGGCCCAAATGTCCAACTGGACTGCTGAGGAAGTGGATCTCTCAAAGGATATTGATGACTGGAAAACTCTCAACGATAATGAACAAAAATTTATTAAGTATGTACTGGCATTTTTTGCTGGATCCGATGGCATAGTTTTTGAGAACATTAACAATAACTTCGCTGATGAGGTACAAATCTCTGAAGCTCGCTCATTCTATGCTTACCAGTGCCATAACGAAATGGTACATGGTGAAACGTATTCCAAGTTGATTGACAAATACATTAAGGATGGTGCTGAGAAGAAGCAACTCTTTGAAGCCATTCAAACTGTACCTTGTATTGAGAAGAAGGCAAAGTGGGCTATGAAGTGGTTTGATACAAAGTCTCGCTCCTTCGCTGAACGCCTCTTCGCGTTTGCGTGTGTTGAGGGTATCTTCTTCAGTGGTTCGTTCTGCGCGATTTACTGGTTGAAGAAGAGAGGTCTCATGCCTGGTCTGTGCTTCTCCAATGAACTCATCTCTCGTGATGAAGGTCTCCACCAGGAGTTTGCCGTGGAACTCTTCAAACTGTTAAGAAATAAACCAAAAACAGAGACTATACATTCTATTGTGAAGGAGGCTGTTGAGATTGAGAAGGGATTCATCTTAGATGCTCTTCCGTGTGCTCTCATTGGTATGAACTCTGAGAAGATGTCTGAGTATATAGAGTACGTGAGTGACCGCCTTCTCAAACAGATTGGTCAGCCACCGATTTGGAACTCCAAGAATCCTTTTGATTTCATGGAGAATATCAGTCTAGATGGTAAGACGAACTTTTTTGAGAAGAGAGTGGGTGACTATGGAAAGATGGATGACACTTCGGACGAAATTGGGTTTGATGAAGAGTTTTAATTTTTTAACAATTCCAAAGCTTTTAACTGAAAGATATCACACTTGGTATTAATTAACAACGGAACCCATGTGACATCTTTTATGATTGCTTCATCTTGTGAAACAGTTTCAAACATTTCGTTGTAAAACCTCGCGTACACCAAAGGATTATTGAGTAAAGGGAGTTTGGGGTACAGCATACACCATGACATCTTGGTTGTATTGTCATCCATTGGTAGGAGAGTACTGAATGTTATGAACTCATAGGGATCCCTGAGTTTTATTCTAATTATAGACGTACATGGGGCTATAAAACGACTATGTATTTCTGAACCTCCTTGTGGTTGCATATGTTCAGTAAACTTAGATGAGGCCTTGGATTGAACAGTTGCAAAACAATCAACATACTTTTCAAACTCCTCAATTTTAGTATTACGGATAATACCATTGTCTTCGTCGGCAAAATTATGAACATAGTTAATGTGTGAAATATCTGTTGCATTGAGGATCCAATCATAAATGTTACCGTGGAGCTCCTTTGAACCATATACTTTTATCCATTTAGGATCAAACAACTCTTTACAATACTGCGTGGGAAGATCGTCTTTGGTTTCAGATGCCCAAATGAACCCACCATCTTCCACAACCGGGTATGACTCTATATTTGCATTACATGGAACACTGTTCATAGATGGTACTTTTGTGAGAATACCATCTCCATTGTACTCCCATCCATGATAAGGACATTGAATGACGTCACCTTTTACTTTTCCGTTACATAGATTTGCACCACGATGGGGGCATATTGCATCAACCATGTATATTTTTCCATCCCCGGTTTTGAAGAGTGCGTGATCCTTTCCTTTTATTCTAATTTTATCTAAAATGAGATTTTGAGATATTCCAATACTATACATTTAATTATGTTTGTGAATATCTTTTAATACACATTTCATAACAATTTTAAAGAGAAACACGAAATTCTACAATCAGTCGTTGGCGGTCCCAGACCACTGATTGTAGAACACAAAGGTCATATATTTAACGAGCACTGTATGATGATTACGAAAAAAATGGATGAAACATCAGATGAAATTGGTTTTGATGAAGAATTTTAATCTCACATTAAAATAATAATGTTCACTAAGTACGCACCATATATATTTATTGCTTGTATTGGATCATCCGCTGGAAGTTTGTTTACCTACTTATATATGAATAGAGATGAAGAGGATGAAACCGGGTCAACCGGACCAACCGGACCAACCGGACCAACCGGGCCAACCGGGTCAACAGCGTAAAAAATATACCCTATCTATGTGTGACATTACATGGATATTGGTTGACCCAAATCCATAGAACCAAGTTGAAGACCTGTGTCAACGAATGGCTCGTCCATCATACCAGGCTTCATGACAACATCAACTTGCTTGGTTGGGGGAACAACCTTCTTCTCCTCATTAGCAACCCTACTATTGATCTTGGGAAGCTCTGGCACATCCCTCCTGACGTTCATCATGGCCCAAACCACCAGAATGAATACAACGGAATGCACGAGAAGGCCCGTTGTAGAGGGGCAACCAGTTGGAGTCGCGATACCTGGACCCAAGACTCGCCTGACGAGACGGAAAGTCTCGGGGTTGGCAATCACGAAAAAGGTGAGACCAGAAATCACAGAAGTAATGAACTTCTCCTGTTGCTTCTTACCATCACAACCACATCCACAATCTTTAAAAAGACCCATGATTATATTTAGTGTATATCAACAAAAAAAACTTACTTAAAGTCAACCCACCTAATAGATGTATAATACAAACTACACAATGTCGCTCACTATCCAACGATCCTCCGATTTCTCTGCCAAGTCCGTTGGCTTCTCGAAACTTCGTAAGAACAAGAATGGCGGTAAGACCGTCTACCTCAACGCCGGCGACAACAAGAAGCTCTACGTCCAGCTCCCCTTCCTCCGCTCCCCTTATGGTCTGAGTGCCTTCACCGATGAGGGTACCGGGCGCACCACCTACTCCCTTGATCTCTCCTTTGACCCCGACAATAACGAGGCCATGGATCTCCACGACAAGCTCAGGGAGCTTGACGAGATTATCGTTAACACTGTCGCCGAGAACTCTAAGGAGTGGCTTGGTAAGGAGTTCAATGTCGCGGTTCTTCGCGAGGCTCTCTACAAGCCCATTGTCCGACCTGGTAAGGAGCCTTATCCCTCTACCCTAAAGCTCAAGATTGCCACTAAGCCAGATGGTTCCTTCGTTCCTGAGGCTTACAATTTCCGCAAGGAGCCAGTCTCTCTTGATACCATTGAGAAGGGTCAGAAGTGCATGGCCATTGTTGACATTAGTTCCATCTGGTTCATTGACAACAAGTT